AGATTCACCATTTTGATAATTAACACCTAAATTATTTCCATTCTTTGTGGTAAAAACAAAGTCTTCAACAGAGCAAGGTAATGTTTTTACTGTTCCATCATAAACAAAAAATCCACCAGCTTCTGCCATCCAGTAAACAGCACCATTCACATATTTAATGGAATGCTGACCAATAGCTCCACAATTTGATCCGACTTTTCTAATTGAAAAAGTAAATGGAGGACCTACAAACTGCATTACGTATGCTGCATTATCCGTGACAATAAATGTATAATCTTTACCTTGAACCGCCCCTACAATTTTTGTACCCGAATCTAATCTGAAAGTTCCTGCCGTATTGACTGATGTTGGCGTGTAGTCACTAATATTTTCTTGATTAGAAAATCTAATAAACATTTTATCTTGAGTACCTGGAGAACCTATAGTTGTTTCTGTGCCAAGCATAATTAAATGTCTATCTCTATCAGATACTAAAGACATAACTGATGCAGTTGGAGCATTAGGGATTAATACAGCTCTTGTTGTTAAAGCGTTCGAATTTGAATTAATAGGATTCCATGAAAAAGATCTACCATTTTTAACAGTAGCAATTAATTGCTCACCAAAATTATCTAAGGACCAAGAAGCAGGATCAATTGAAAGTGTCTGTGATAAAGAAGCTTGACCCCATGCAGTAAAATATTCTACTCCTGCTCCACTGGAATGAGCAGATCTAGTGCCGGCTGTAGCTCTTGTAATTCCTGTTAAATCATTGCTTGATATTCCAGTATAAGAAATAAATTCTGCACCTACTTTAATAGTACCAGATGTTGGAAAACCTGTTGTAGACGCTAATGTTATAGAAGTACCAGATCCGCCAGTGCCTGCCGTGTCATCAGACAAACTTCCATTTAATGTACTAAACAATTGTTGACCACCTCCCCATAAAGCTGTTCCCCAACCAAAACCATAAGTAAAACCTAATGCTCCAGCTTTCACATAAGGATTGACAGTAGCGGATCCACTTCCGTTGACCGTGGTTCCAGCTGCGCTAGCCATGGTAATTGTAAATTCATCAATACCAGAAACACTCGTCACTTCAAAAGTATTGGTTTCAAAATCAGATGCAACATATCCTGCGCCACTGGGTGGAGTCACTGAAGTGAATGTAAATAAATCACCTTCTTCTAATCCGTGTGCAGCTTTGTTTACTGTTACTGTGGCAGATGTATTAACTGTATCAAATGTGCATGAAGTTAAAGCAGTGTCTAATGGTGTTATATCAAAAAAAGAACCTTCATAATAAACTACTAATAATTTATTAGTTCCGATTGCAGCATATCTTCTACCATCTAAATCAGCCCAAATAAATTGTTCTCTAGCTGCACCCACTAAAGTATCAGCTAATATTTGTTCCCAACCACCGATTTTTTCAGGAAGACCATATCTAAATCTAACAAAGTCTCCATCAGTCCATTGACCTTCGGCACCAGTTTGGGTGACTTGTTTATTAAATCCAGGAGCAATTCTTACTTTTGTTAAAGGCATACCTTATTATATATTATTATATTGGACTTGTAAGCCTACTTGGTTTTTACTTCATCATCCTTAACTTGACCATATTTTTTAGCATCACCATATTTAGCCATTGCCTCGCTAATTAACTTCATAAAATGACTATAAAATTTGTAAGTGCTTTCTGCTTCAAATTTAATGGATTTATGTAAAACGATGTTTAATATTTCTTTCCAACTAAATTCAATTTTTAAACCTTTTTCCTCATGTTTAAATATCATATTAATCTCCTCCTAAACCTAATCTAATTCTTTTATCATATTTCCAATCTTTATTTTTACCTTCTGCATCAACATAGTGTAAAAAAACTTGTGCTTGATGATTAGACTCTAAAGCTTGTCTATGATGTTTTACATCACAACCTTTATAAATACAAGCATCTCCTTTTTCTAAATAAAATGCTTTATCATCCATATAAATAGGCCAATCAGAATTATCAGAAATATTTATAGTGCAGCTTATTTCACAAGATGGCCTATCACTATGTTTAGGTAAGGTCGCCCCATAGGTATACATCCTCCAATAAGAGTATGTTGGATATAATTTTTTATCTACAATTTTTTCTACATCTTGACGCTTAAGATCTAAAAAAGTTTCCATTAAAGGATCTGCATAAAAATATGTATCAGCTGTGTTGCTTGCTATTGGATGTCCTCTGGGATTTTCAAAGTTGGTCTTATTTGTTAAATGTCTTATGCGTGCGTAATTATATAATATACTGCACTCGTAATTAGTAAAAAAATTTTTAACTATTTTATATTTTAAATTTAATCCATCCATGCTACTAAAGAATACCTTTCTCCTTTCGTTACTGGCATGATTCTGTGACGAAATAAAAAATTACTTGGAAAAATCACTATTCTTCCCTTATTTTTTTTTACGTTAAATATATTTCTTTCATCTGGAAATAAAAATTGTAAATCCCCTCCCTCGTAATCATCATTTAAAAAAATTATAAAACTTAATGTTCTTGGAAATAGATTGTGGTGATCATAATGAACTGCATAATGACCATTAACAGGATATCTTAAAATTTGAACATCTTGAATTTTTAAATCCATGTAATCTTTTACTTTTTGATGTGCATAATATTGAAAACATTTTTTTAATTGACTACAAAAATATTGTGTCCAATGTACATCAAGAACGTCATCATAATTATTACCTAGAGGCCAAATATCTGCGTCTCGAGTTTTCTTATTTATAACTTGTCCATCAGGATTATTACTGCCAACAATAGCTGAGGTTTGAAATTTGTTTGAATATTTTTTACATACTTTTATAAAAGTTTCACTGACTATATCAATTTCTTTGCTATCTATTACAACAACGTAATTTTCTAATTGATTAGGTTTTATTTGTATGATTTTTTGTCCCACCATTTTAATTTATATGCGTCTACCATTCTTAATTTATGTAAAAAAGTATTTTTTTCGTTTTCATTTTCTTTTTGCGCTTTTATTTCCATTTTCCAACTATCTCTTTTAAAAGGTATCACTTGTACATAAGGTGTGCCTATTTTAATAATTGTATCTATTGTTTTGTATTTATCAGTATTCATAATAAAAGGGAAGTTAATTGGTAATTTAAATGTGTCTGTGTCTACAATACCTGGTAAAATATGAAAATAATCCATCTCTCTGTGCATAGGGGGTATGAACATACAAGAATAACCTGGTGGAGTTTTAATTACAAAAGGATTTATAATTTTTGGAACACCCATGCCTCTATGTTTTTTTGAATAGAAACTATCTGGTCCACCAATTTGTTGATTAGGATGATCTTCAGCGTCACTTTGAATGCCTAAATTTAAACTATCTTGATGAGGAGGTGCAGAAAAACTTATTCGAGTACAATATTTTTTTCTTTGTTCTATCCATATATTATATTGCATTTGCATGTCTTGTGGCATTCTTAAAAGATATCCACAAGTAATAGAATCTAAAACAGGAACACAACTTTTTATTGTTCTATCGTGTTTATCTTTTGAAAAAAATTTTTCTATTTTTTTATACCATTCAGGTATGTTTTGTTTTGCTGGTATTGGTTGAATGATTTTTTCTTCGAGTAAATTTTTATGGCAAGAAAATTTAATATATTTCATAAATCATCATGGTAATTCCCACATTGTTAATTGTGAAAAACCACTCTGACTATTAAACCATTTTTGAAAACTTTCAATTGGAAAAGTAACATTATCTACATTAACAGAATTTAAATTGTTTTTATATGCAACCCATTCTGCGGGAGCATCACTTGTAAAATCAACGTAATGACCTACCTTGTATATCTGATAATTTAATTCCTCTTTAAAGGTTTCTTTCCATCTTGCATCTCTCTGAGAATCTGTTTCATCTGGTCTATTAGAGTCGTAAGTTTGATTTGACATTTCTTTGACCACATCTTCTTCTAAATATAAAGTAAGTGTATCCTGACTTGCTGCAAGATATTGAGCATCACTAATTTCTTTAGCTACAGCTGGATCGTATTTATGTAAAAATTTATTTTTTTGATCCTCTGACTTTGATAATTTTATCATCGCACCATTTAATCCAAATATACAATAATTTGCCATAATCTATCTTACGTTCCTGTGTTGTCAAAAAAAGCTAAAAATCCTTCTTGACCAGCTTGTCCTGTTCCGTACTGACTATCAGGTCCATGATCACCAAATTGTCCAGATAAAGAAGGCACAAAAACTGTGTTTTGAGCTTTTTGACTTACTCGTGTATTATCTGTGTCATCATTATAAATTCTATCTGTAGAGGACGAAGCTCCATTATTTCCTGCACCTATCATAGGCTGAACCATTTGTTTACCACCATTACCACCAGTTATATTAAACAAGTTTGTTATTTCTGTAGTACCACCAGTACCAGCTCCTTGGTGATTATTTCCAGATCCACCGCCTTTACCACCATCACCAACAGCGTAAGGTTGTGAGAATGGTGCAGATATATCTCCTTGATAAACTGCAAAGGGACCTGAGCCACCTTCTCTAGCTCCATTTCCAGTAAAATTATTGCCGCCTCCGCCGCCTCCGCCTGCTGCAGCGTACGCAATATATTTTGAACCATTAGAAGTTGCAGTGCCTGATGCTGGACCTTGCGCAAAAACTTGTGGCATAAACGCACCCGCACCACCAGTTCCTGATGAGGCTGCAGTCAATCTACCCTGAGCATCAACTGTAATAGAAGCTGATGTATAGGATCCTGCAGTTACTGCAGTATTTATTAATTGATCAGCCCCCACCGCATCGTCTGCAATTTTAGCTTGTGTTACAGCATCATCATTAATTGTTGCAGTTATAACTGCATTATCAGAAATTTGTGCAGCTCTAATAGCATCATCTGCAATTTTAGCATTAGTTACTGCATCATCATTAATTGTTGCAGTTATAACTGCATTATCAGAAATTTGTGCAGCTCTAATAGCATCATCTGCAATTTTAGCATTAGTTACTGCATCATCTGCAATTTGTGCAGTTCCAATAGTACCACCTAAAGTATCTAATGAAACTTCATTTAGATTTGTACCATCTGAATAAGCTGCATAAATTTTTTGTGCGTCTGGAGTAAATCCAGTTCCCGATGCAGTTTTAATTGTAAGATTAGTTGGGTTTGTTACTCCAGTAACATCAAAAATATAAAATTTTTCTATTGAGTCAGGTATCGTACAGATTGTTCCTGATGTTGCAGTAATCGTTGCAAATTTAATTACTAAATTTCTTGCATTTGATAATGCACCATCAGACATAACAAGTGCAGTAGTGCCTCCTGCTGATAATGTTATTTGCTCAAAGCCTGCAATTGCTTGTTGTACTAAATTTAAATTTGTGTTTGTTTTATCTCCCCATGTACCGGCATTTTCACCAGTAGCCATTAGTTCGAGTTTTAGATCTGTAGAATAACTAGATGCCATAAATTTTTCTCCTAAATAATTACAATTTTACATTAATCAAGCAGCCAAATCAACCTCTGTCCAAACATTGCTCACACCTAGATTTATTTCTTGCCAAGGTGTAACCACAACATTGCCTATAGAAGCCGATAATGTAATACCACTAACATTTATATCAGCACCTATGGTAAGTGTAACTGAACCAATAGAACTTGAAAGAGATGACCCAGTAACTGGATATTTTGATACTTGAGATTCCTCTCCTAAAGACATACTCATAGTTTGACCAGTGACTGGCTCAACTGTGGTTTGTTCTAGTGAAATAGAACCTATACTAAATGTTCCTTGAATACCAGTAACATCTACTGGCACTTTAGGTTCAGGAACTACCTGACCCATGCCTCCTGATAATCCAATACCACTTACTGAAATATCTGCATTTGCTGCCGTTGTGGCTGTTCCTACAACTCCATCTAATTGATCCTCTGCCGCAAAAACAACAATACCAAAATCACCTTGTAACGAAATAATGCCCTGTGTGGATGTTAGGGATTGTCCTGTGACTGAAACTGTAACATCTGAAAATGAAGTTTCTTCACCCATGGCAGTTGATAAAGATTGTCCAGTAACTGCTACTGAATAATTTACGCCCCATGCGAATTCACCCCATGCAGCTCTTCCCCAACCCTCACCAGTAAGTGTGCTCTCATCAATTGTAGCACTACCTATTGATGAAGTTAAACTACTACCAGTGGTGTTAACACCAAAACCAGTAACTACTTGCCCAACACCTAACGATGCGGTTACTGGTCCTGGATTTTCAATTAAAACTGAGGTGCCTCCTACAGTTGAGCCTTGTGCGCTTGATAATTGAATTCCACTTGGTTCAACGTCAGCGTTAGCAGTTATGGATTGTAATGACCCAATATTTGAAGTTAGTGATTGTCCTGAAACTACTTCATCTATATGACCTTGATTACTCCAAGTGCCATTACCCCAAGCTTTAGCACCCCATGAATTAGAACTTAAATTTAAAGTGCCTCCCATTCCTGGATGGTTTACACAATAGTAATACATGGTTATTGGAGGACCAACTTCTGTAACAAAAAATTCTGTGTATGCTCCTGCTTGACCAGGAGTTCCAACTACAGTGACACCTGGAACATATGCAGATCCACCTGAGTGTGTACCATCTGAAGTCGTAGAAATTCTTAGGCCATGGGTAGCGTTTGAAGAATCTGATTGATCAAAACGATAAGTAGCACCATAAGCTAGTGGGACGCTAGCTTGTAAAACTCCGTCTATATAATATTTGTTGCCCGATCCAGGATTATTAACAGTAACAGTAAATGTTGTGTATGACACTAAATCGGGCTCCCATAATTATTAAGATAATCTTAAAATAGCTGCAGAGGTTGTGAATGCAGGAAACTGAACAGTAAATGTTCCAGAAGTTGCAGTCTTGTCTCCACCAAAATCTAACACAGCAACAGCATCAGTTGTACCTGAACCACCATCTGTTGTTGTATTGTAAATTAATGCACCTCTTGCAGTTAATGTTACACCTACAAAAGATAAGTCAGCAAAATCAGTTATTGCTACTGATGATGAAACTTTTACACCTTGATTAACTAATGCCTTACCACCTGCAGTATATCCTGATGGTGATGAAACTTCGTTACTTGTTGTGTAGTTTGTAGTTGATTTACCTAAGGTTGCTGAATTTGTAAACATCGCTAATTTATAAGTATCAGATGATGTATCAAAATCGTGTTTGCCTTGTAGTAATTCTTTTTTAAAAGAATCACAAATTGCGTTTGTTGTTATTGCCATTTTATTCTCCTATTTTTATGGACTAGGAGAATCTACTTTTATCCTTGGAACTCCATCGGTGTATTCTCCTCGTCTTCTTCTGCCCATTTGTTGTAGAGCAAAATTCTGTATTTCTTCATTATACTTCGAATTGTATAGATTGTATAGATTATCAGGTCCTTTTAAAAACCTAAATGCTTCTGCTAGGACACCATGTAATAACATCGATTCTTGGTAAGTAGATAAAAATGTATTATTTGTGGACGTAAAGTTAGGTGGATCTTTGATATAATTAATCTGGACTGTGTCAGCTGCAGCTGGTGTCGGAGCTACGATAATATTAAAATCATCGTAATTAGCATAATATTTAGGTGTGCCTTGTGAACCTGCACCATTAAATTCAGATATAAAACTTGTATCTCTTTTTTCTAAAAATTCTCTATTACCACTAGAATCAATTCGTTGCACTGATCTTAATATTAAAACATCAGATGGCATGGATACAGCTCTGTTACCTGCTGTAAAATTTGAATTAGCATATTTTCTTAAATCGTCATAGTCAACTTTACCAGCTACATCTAATTCTACATTTCTAATAAATTCTTGTATGATTGCATCTGTTAAAACATTAGAACTTACTTCTGTATAATTTCTTACTTGAGTTAAAAAACTTGAATGTGTAATAGCCATTATGAAATACTCACCTCCACTGATCCAACTAGAGAAATAAGTTCTCTTCTTCTATTTTGTAAAGAAGGGTCTTCTGGAACCATTGTATGTTGAGTGGTTGTCAAACCATTAGTTGTAACTTGTATTTCTTGTGTTTTAAAAGCAAAGTCACCTGGTAAAGATAAATTAGCAACACCCACGTGAATACCCCCAGAATCTGAAATAGTAACATCGTTAGCAAATTCTGTGTTAGGTTGCTGAAATTTCATTCCTCTTGGATTTTTTAAGGCTATAGCATCTGCTTTGTGATAAGGAGGATCTAGTTGTGGATGTTTTGGCTCAAACTCAGAAATATGAACTAATGAACCATTCCACTCTTTTACCATTTCTCTATAAGGATATTCCATACCTGATCTATCAGAAATTGCTTTTGATCTTTTACCAGTTGCGTAAGACATTATACTCCATCTCCAAAATAAGTTTGTGGTGAAATGTAAACAGAAGTTCTTTGTCCATCTTCATTTAAAGCTCTTAATAATTCATCTTCATATAATTGTTTTAATACTTGTATTCTTTCTGGTGATCTTTTAACTGAAAGATAGTACGCTAGTCCAGAACACATACATGGTAAAAATCTATAAACTACATCCGCTTGATTGGTATATATACCCGCATCTTGAATTCTATCAATCGAATAAAATTTTAAAGTTGTGAAAGTATTAGCATCTGGTGCTAAATATAAAAAAATTTGAGGTGTTGTTTGTCTATCGACAAAATATTGTGAAGGCTGACCAGTTTGTAATTTGTTTGGCAAAGCAGCGTATGCTGATCTATCGATTTTTGTTAATGAAATATCGTTGGTTGATGCAGTGTTACTAGCTGCTGCTGTTGTTGAAATATAGGCTTCTAAAACATCATTGACACTTGAATTTACCGCATATTGTGCAGTTCCTGCAACTAATGACACTTCATTTAAAGATACTTTCCAAAGATGAATTCCTCTATTGCCCCACTCTGAAAATAAAAGATTTAAACTTCTTCTTGCGCTACGTAAGTCATGACCACTATTTGTTCGCATACCAATTCTTTCGTATGCTTCTTCAATTATATCATCGATATTTAAATCGAAAGCTGTAGTTCCTGACGTAGCCATAATTCATTACATTAAATCTTTGTAATAATCTAAAGATTTACCTGGTGGTAATTGCTCATCTTGTAAACCCATTCCAGAAGTTCTTGCTGCGCCATAACCTCTAACGGATTTACCCATAGACGCTTTCATCATTTGATTCTCTCTGACTTTTTTAGCAGCCACACCAACATTAGCATACATCATTTTACCTTTTTTAACTTTTGAAATTTTTGATTTTACTGCTTCCATTTTTGATTTCATTACAGAAGGTGAGTCTTTTATTGATGGCATCATTTTATTAAATTTGGCTTCCTCTGCTGGACCTACTTGCTTGCCTCTTAATTTGCTAATTGCGTCTCTTCTAAAATCTTCTAGTTTATTTTTAAAATCTTTTGATTTTTTTAAACCTTCTTTTACATCTCCTTTTGCCATCGTCCCATATCTAGCTTTTAACATTTTACCTTTTTTAGCAAAACCCATTTTTCTAGTTACATCTGGTCTTTTTGCTTTTAATTTTCTTAGGCCTTCACCTTTAGGTCCCTCTGGAATTTTTTTTAACATGGTATCTCCTCCAACACTCATTTTTAAAAGATCGCTGTGATAATCTTTTGTTTTAGTTTTACTTAATTTTGTTTTGAGAGCCTTTGATCTAGCTTTCATTTCAGGTGTTCTTGTAGCAACTTTATATGCAATGTTAGCAGCTTCAAACCCTAATCCTATTGGTGTTGCAGCTCTAGCAATTCTTCCAATTCTACCGACTTTTTTTGCAGTCTTAGTAGCACCTTTTATTGAAGGTAACGCTTTTTTAGGATCAAAAATTGTTAGTGCTTTTCCAGTAATTTTTGCAGGGGGTGCTGAAACTATTTTTCCAGGTCTATTAATTTTTGGCGTTGCAGTAGTAGGTCTATTTTTAAATTTATCTTTAACTGTAGTTAAAAGACCTTTTTCTACAAAGTCATCAAATTTTTTATAGGCTTTAGTTAATGCCTGTCCTGCTTTAAACATTGTTGTACTCATACTTCTATCATACCACCATAATACTTCTTGGTAAAGGTGCTCACATTTGTTGGCTTACCTCCAACCCCTTGAGGTTTAGCTCTTTTCCTTGCAACGGCACTCCTCCTTTGGGATTCTGTCATCCTTGCTGCTTTTGCAGCAGGAACGCATTTTGGATATTTTCTTTTTCGATCGGCTGCTAATTTTGATCGACCACATGGTGCGTAAGAACCATCTTTTCGCTTGCTCCCAATATCCACCCATTTTTGTGAAAACCATTTTTTAAGACTCATTAGAATACGCCTTTAAAATCTGCACCTTTTATGGCTGCACCTGCTCCTCGGCACATACCACCCTTAGAAAATCTTTTATTTGGTTCATAATCCATTTTTGCACGATTACCATAAGACTCCCCTAGCACGTATCCCTTTGCTTTTTCTTTTTTCTTTTTAGATTTAATTTTTGACATGTCGGCACCACCACCCTTATCGAAGGTTTTACTAAAAGTAAAACCTACGTTTTTAGATTTACCTTGTTTGCTCCCTACAATTTCTAAAGCAGAATTTTTACCTTCTTTTTTTAAACCTAAACTTAAAGTGCTAT